CTGGCTTTAACAGAGGCCAAGAAACGGCTTGATCTGAGAGAACAAGCCTCTGAAAAGTTCATGCCTTTCGCTCACCATGTGTATGAAAACTTCATTGAGGGCAGACATCACAGGATTATTGCAGAAAAACTGGAACAAGTGGCGCAAGGAAAGCTCAAACGGCTGATCATCAACATGCCACCGCGTCATTCTAAGTCTGAGTTTGCTAGTTTCTTGATGCCTGCATGGTTTTTGGGGCGCAATCCGAAGCTTAAAATCATCCAAGCAACGCACAATACGGAACTTGCGGTGCGTTTTGGACGTAAGGTTCGAGACCTTATAGACGATCCACAATATAAAGACATATTTCCTGATACTAATCTGAAAGAAGACAACAAAGGAGCGGGTAAATGGCAAACCGACAAGGGCGGTGAGTATTTTGCGGCGGGTGTTGGAGCGGCGGTTACTGGTCGCGGTGCGGACTTGTTTGTCATTGACGACCCTCACTCGGAACAGGACGCTCTAAGCGAGAGCGCATTCGACAATGCATACGAATGGTACACCTCTGGGCCTCGACAGAGGCTTCAACCGGGTGGTGCGATCATAATTGTTATGACTCGATGGGGTAAAAAAGACTTGACAGGCCGTTTGATGGCGGCGCAGGGCAGTGATGTCATGGCAGATCAGTGGGAAGTTGTAGAATTTCCTGCAATCTTGCCGTCAGACAAGCCATTGTGGCCTGAATTTTGGGAAAAAGACGCACTGTTGTCCATCAAAGCGTCGTTACCTGTGGGAAAATGGAACGCACAGTGGCAACAAACGCCAACTACGTCCGAATCTGCCATAGTTAAGCGAGAATGGTGGCAACCGTGGGAAAAAGAAGAGATCCCGCCCGTAAAATACATACTTCAGTCCTATGATACAGCGTTTTCCAAGAAAGAATCCGCAGATTACAGCGCAATTACAACGTGGGGCATCTTTGAACCAGAAGAAGGTGGGCCAGACAACATCGTATTGATGGATGCGCAACGTGGTCGGTGGAATTTTCCTGAATTAAAAGAGAAAGCCTACGAAGAATACGAGTATTGGGAGCCAGACATGGTGCTTGTGGAGGCGAAAGCCACGGGTACACCGTTGATTGACGAGCTACGTTTACGCGGTATTCCTGCTTTGGGCTTTGCGCCAGGGAAAGGTCGTGATAAGGTAACGCGAATGCACATGGTTGCGCCATTGTTTGAAGCAGGTGTAGTATGGGCACCAATAGATAAGAAATTTGCGGATGAAGTTATTGAAGAAGTTGTTTCATTTCCTAATGGCGATCACGATGACTTTTGTGATAGCATGACTTTAGCACTGATGCGTTTTCGTCAGGGCGGATTTGTATCGCTGCATGGTGAAGACGAGCAACATAATGAATATCGTCCTAGACGGGAGTATTACTAATGGCATTGCCACCACTTACAGATTCAGGAATTAGACCAGAGGACATGGTAGCGGATGAAACATCGGTTGATGTATCTGTACCACAGCCTGAGACTTTTGATGGTGGGGCGGAAGTCATACCCGATGGACAAGGGGGCGCGGTTGTGCAAGCTTTGGCAGAAGCCATCATGGGCGCACAGCAAGAACAACAAGTTCCACATGATGCTAACTTAGCGGAGTTATTAGATGATGGGTATCTTGGAGAAATTTCGTCGGATCTTCGTGGTTCCTACGAAGAAGATTTGGAGTCTCGTTCTGAGTGGGAAGAGACTTATACAAAGGGTTTGGATCAGCTTGGTGTCAAGCATGAAGAGCGTTCTCAGCCGTTTGAAGGGGCTTCTGGGGTCACGCACCCGCTGATTGCGGAGAGTGTTACACAGTTTCAAGCACAGGCTTACAAAGAACTATTACCATCTGGCGGTCCAGTAAAGACACAAGTCTTGGGATTACAAGACGCAGACAGAGAAGAACAAGCTAGTCGTGTAAAGAATTTCATGAACTACCAGATCATGGAGGTCATGGAAGAGTTTGATCCAGACATGGATCAGTTGTTATTCTACTTACCGTTGTCTGGTTCTACATTTAAGAAAGTATATTTTGACGAAGCGAAACAAAGGGCTGTATCTAAATTCATTCCGGCGCAGGATCTGGTTGTACCTTATGCTGCATCGGATCTGGCGACTGCTTCTCGTGTTACGCATGTTCTTCGCATGGATGCGAATGATGTTCGCAAGATGCAGATTGCGGGGGTCTACAAAGATGTAGAACTAAGCAAGTATGAAGAGGGTGAAGACGAAGTCCGTCAGAAGATAGACGAGATACAAGGTACATCTAAAACATACACAGACGAAGTGTTTACTATTCTGGAGATGCATGTCGATCTAGACCTTGAGGGTTTTGAGGATATGTCTCCAAGTGGAGAGCCAACAGGGATTGCGTTACCATACATTGTAACAATTGATGAGGGATCGGGACAGGTTCTTGGTATCCGCCGTAACTTTGAAGAAGGTGCGGGGCTTGCAAAAAAGACACAGTATTTCGTGCACTATAAGTTTATGCCAGGTCTAGGCTTTTATGGCTTTGGTCTGATTCACATGATTGGTGGTCTTGGTCGTGCGGCAACGAGTATCCTTCGACAGTTAATCGATGCGGGTACACTTGCTAACCTCCCGGCAGGATTCAAGGCTAGGGGCGTAAGGGTTCGCAACGATGACGAGCCGTTACAACCGGGTGAGTGGCGGGACATAGATGCACCGGGTGGCAATATACGGGATGCGATTATACCGCTACCGTACAAAGAACCATCAGGAACCCTCGCACAGCTTCTAGGAGCACTCATAGAGGGCGGAAGACGTTTCGTTTCACTAGCAGACCAACAGACTGGAGACGGCAACACAGCGGCTCCTGTGGGCACCACAGTGGCTATGCTAGAGCGCGGCATGAAGGTTATGTCAGCAATACACAAGAGGCTGCATTATTCGCAGCGTCAGGAGTTCCGTGTATTAGCTAGGATCTTTAGAGATAACTTACCACCTGAATACCCATATGATGTGCAGGGTGGTAATCGTATGATCAAAGCGCAGGATTTCGATGACCGTGTTGATGTTGTACCTGTCAGTGATCCGAATATATTCTCAATGGCGCAGCGAGTCACGTTGGCACAAACTCAGTTGCAACTTGCTCAGTCAAATCCACAAGTGCATAATTTACACGCGGCTTATCGTCGAATGTACCAAGCCCTCGAGGTACAAAACATCGACGAGATACTCCCCCCACCACCAAAGCCGCAGCCTCTTGACCCCGCCATTGAGAATGCTCGTGCTTTGATGGGAGAGATACTGAATACATTTCCAGAACAAGATCACGATGCACATATCCGTATGCACATGGCGTTTATGAAAGCACCACTTGTAATGACATCACCTCAAGTCATGGGTACGTTTTATGCACACATCATGGAACATGTGTCACAAAAAGCACGACAGATGGTTATGGCAGAGATTGAACAGATCATCAGTCAGGCTCAGTTGGCAGCACAGGGTGGAGCAATTGATCCGATAGCGGCACAACAACAGATCATGAAAGTTCAACAGGACATGCAAGATCCCGCTCAGATGGAGCAGTTGATCTCTATGCAGATGGAGAAACTCATGGCAGAGGTTCTACCTGGGTTGTTACCAACAGGTGAAGATCCGATGGCTGATCCACTTGTTCAGATCCGTATGCAAGAGTTGGCTCTGAAAGAAAAAGATTTACAGAGAAAGATCGAAGATGATCAAGGCGACATGTTGATGGAGCTACAGAAAATGGAGCAACGTGCAGCAACAGATGCCGCTCGTATTGAAAGCCAAGAAGAAATTGCCCAGAACCGTAATCAAGTAAACCGTGAACGCATTGACGTGCAGCGTCAGGCGGCGCAACGGAGGGGATAATGGATCCCGTATCTTGCGTTGCTTTAGCGACAGGGGCGTACAAAACGCTCAAAGCTGCTATAAGTACGGGCAAGGATCTTCAAGATATGACGGGAACTTTGTCCCAGTGGGGCAAGGCTTTTTCTGACTTTTCTAATATTGAAGAGCGTGAAAAGAACCCTCCGTTTTGGAAAAAAACATTCAAGGGATCGGATGAAGAAACTGCTCTAGAAATCTTTGCAAATAAAAAGAAAATGGAACAGATGAGGGCAGAGATCAAAGATCATATCTCTTGGAACTATGGGCCGAGTGCTTGGAAAGAAGTCCTGCAAATAGAAGCAGATATGCGCCGAAAAAGAAAACAAGAGCTATACAGAAAGCAAGAACAGATAGATGCGATGATAAACTTTGCTATCGGAGCAGCAATATTTGTAGTCAGTGGAGGTATCTTGTTTGTTATCTTTTACTATTTAGGCAAGTGGCAAGGTAGGTGGTAGATGTGGGTATTACTCTGGTTACAGGTAATTAGTGGTAGCTTTGACCATTACCACGTAGGTAGTTACTCTAGTGAAGAAGCCTGCAAAGTTTCACAAAAAGAAGCTAAAGTATTGGTAACTAACCAAAATTCTAAAGTGGTGTGTATAAAAATTGAACGGTGATATTAATGGAGCGGCGTGGAAAATACATTGTATATGACAAACAAGGAAAGGTTGTTATAATCACTCGTGACAAAAATGTGGCGATTGCACATGCGAGGTCAAAGAAATGACAGAGTTTGAGAAAGCAGATTTAAATAACAACGGTGTTATAGAGAAAGCAGAGTGGAACAAGATTGCTCTGGAAGACAGACGACTTGAGATGATTGATAGAGATCTCAAGCGTAATGCAGAAAGACGGTTTACTGGTTTCGCATTAGCAGGGATGTTGATCTACCCGTTTATCATATTGCTTGCTTCGGTGCTTGGATTTGACAAAGCAGCAAGTTTGATAACAGATATAGCAAGTGTATATGTCATAGCTGCCTCTGGGGTGGTTGCAGCTTTTATGGGTTTTAATGCTTATAGCGCAAAGGCTGAGAGCAAAAAGACCAGTATACAGATGGAGGAAAACTAATGTTACAATCTATAATTGGACCTATTGCGGGTCTGGCAGGTAGTTGGCTTGATGCAAAGTCACAGGCACAAGCTGCAAGTGCAAAGTTAAAACTCACAGAGGCCGAAGCCAAAGCTAAGATTATGCTTAGTAAAGAGACTTCAGTTGCTGACTGGGAACGCATCATGGCGCAAGGTTCTCAATCTAGTTGGAAAGACGAATGGTTTGTAATTGTCCTGTCAATTCCACTTGTTTTGGCATTTATTCCTGGCACAGAAGGGTGGGTAGATAGCGGGTTTGAACAGCTTTCTAAAGCACCAGACTGGTATTTTTACAGCTTGGGCATAGCAATCTCTGCATCGTTTGGTGTGAGAGGCGTACAAAAATTCTTTAAGAGGTAGTTATGAAATATATGAAAGATATAGTGGTCTTAGTGCTTGCTATTGGATTGATGGGCATACTGGGGCTTATAATCTATGATGAATTTGCAATGGCAAATGAACACGGCGGTGAATTGGATGAGGACATTATAGGGCTGCTTCAGATGTCTCTTACAGGCATCATTGGTGTTGTAGGGGGTTATGTCGGAGGCAAATCAAATGGCTGATTTAAAGATACCAGTAGCTCTGGTTTTTGCTATGGCAGTGCAATTAGTTGGTTTGGTGTGGTATATTAGCAACATCGTTCACGACATCGAACATCTTCAAGGCCAAGTATCGGCGCAGCAAGACATTATGGATATTCTTAACGCTGACGTAAATGATCTGTGGTATTTCTGTACCTACACTGAAAATAAATGGGCAGAAGCGTATACAGATGATATGGTGTATGAACGTGTTTGTGGATCAAAAGAGGTTGTACAAGAATGACTTTAAGTAAAAGAAAAAAAGCTACTGTAAAGAAAGTTATAAAGGGTTTGAGCAAAGCCTCAAAGACTCATGCTAATCAAGCTAATAAACTAAAGAAAGTTTTGAAAGGTAAGAAGTAATGAGTGAAGCGTTTAAAACACTACAAGAAAAGATTGGAGCCACACCTGACGGTGCGTTTGGCCCCAAAACTGCAAAGAAGATTTGCGATCATTATGCTTTGAATCCAGAGCGTGGGGCGCATTTTCTTGGGCAGCTTGTTCATGAGAGCGGTACGTTCAGATACACAGAAGAGAACCTGAACTATAGCAAAGAATCTGTATTAGCGGTATTTGGTAAATACTTTAGAACAGAGAGTGATGCTGAAAGTTGCGCTAGAAACCCGCAAGCCCTTGCTGACCGTGTATACGGTGACAGGATGGGAAATGAAGGACAAGGATGGTTATACCGGGGCAGAGGTTTCCTCCAGTGCACTGGCAAAAACAACTATTCTCAGTTTGCAGCGGACATGGATTTACCAGAGATCATGAAAGATCCTGACTTGGTTGCCACAAAATATCCCATGGAATCAGCCATTTGGTTTTTTCACAGGAACAAACTTTGGGAAATCTGCGACGAGGGTGTCAACGATGATGTTATAAAGACTATCACAAAAAGAGTGAATGGTGGGTATAATGGTTTGAAGCACCGTAAAGAAGAAACGGTGAAAATTTATGGTTGGTTTATGTAATGGATGTTGTTGACTTATCGAAATATCTGTATAAAAAATTAGAAGAGCGGCAAAATGATTTGTCCGCAGCTCTTGCAAACGGTGCTGTAAAGGACTGGGAGCAATACAAAATGACGGTAGGAGAGATACGGGGACTCTCTTTTGCACGAGAAGAAATCAAGTCCCTGCTGGAGAAAAACGTAGACGATGTCGAAGACCTTATATCTTCCTGACCACGTTGCGCAGAAAATGAACAAAGAAAAGGAAGAGGCTAAGTCCTCTGATTCTTTGAATAGCGCATATGTTGACGCTAATGAACGGGTGCTAGACCCGTCCCTCTTAGACAAACCGTTACTCGAAAGACTCCCGCAACCGACTGGTTGGCGGGTTTTAGTTATGCCGTATCAGGGTAAAGCTAAAACTGCGAGTGGCTTATATATCCCTGATGAAGTGAGAGAGCGTGAATCCGTGGCTACGACTGTAGCATACGTGATGAAGGTTGGACCACTAGCTTACAAAGACCCAGATAAGTTTGGGGCTGACTGTGAGCCGTGGTGCGAGGAGGGTCAATGGGTTTGCATTGGTCGTTACTCTGGTTCTCGATTCAAGATTGATGGTGGGGAGGTTCGTATAATCAACGATGATGAAGTCATTGCTACGATCCTTGAGCCTGATGATATTAAACAAGTGTAAGAGGTAGATATGGCAGAGGAAACTGAAACTGAAGTAGCAGAAGAAATAGTAATAGAAACACCTCAAGAAGAAGAAGCTCCTAAAGAAGAAAAGGTAGAAGCTTCAAAAGAAGAAAAGGTAGAGGTTCAGTCTGAAGACAAACCAGAACAACCTTCTCAAGAGGATGAGTTAGATTCGTACAGTAAGGGCGTACAGAATCGTATCAAAAAACTTACAGAAAAATATCGTCAAGAAGAAAGAGACAAAGCAGAAGCTCTTAGGGTGTCTCAAGAACTTTTAGATGAGAACAAAAAGCTCAAAGAACGAGTTCAAGCTTTAGACACTGGATATCTTTCTGAGTATGGCACTAGGTTAGAATCTCAAACTGATGCGGCTAAACGACTCTACAAAGAGGCGTATGAGGCCGGAGACTCTGATAAAATGCTAGAAGCTCAACAATTAATTTCTACTATTGCTGTAGAGCAACAGAGGTACAATACCGCTAAAGCTCGTGCGGAACAACAATCTAAAGTTCCTGTACAACAGCCAGAAAAACAACAGCAACCCGCCGCTGCGCCACAGCCAACCCCTGATCCAAGGGCACAGGAATGGGCAGAGAAAAACACTTGGTTTGGTGATGATCGAGTCATGACTTCTGCGGCATTTGCTATTCATCAACAGCTTGTCGAAGAAGAAGGGTTTGACCCGAAGAGCGATGAGTATTATACTGAGGTTGATAGTCGTATACGGAAGGAGTTTCCACACAAATTCCAAGCGGCTAAGAAATCGGGTGGAGCACAGGTCGCCGCTGCTGCTGCTTCAGCATCCCGCAGTACCGCAAAGACAGGGCGCAGGTCGGTCAAGTTATCGCACTCACAAGTAGCGATTGCGAAAAAACTGGGCGTACCTCTTGAAGAATACGCCAAGTATGTGAAGGAGTAACAAATGGCTGACACGAGAACCCCGCGTAATAACGCAACACGAGAAAAAGAAACTCGCAGAAAACCATGGGCACCGCCCAGTCACCTTGAAGCACCAAACCCTCCAACGGGTTATGTGCATCGATGGATACGAGTCGCTATGCGTGGTGAGGAGGACAAGATGAACGTCCACGCCAAACTACGTGAAGGATGGGAACCCGTCCGTGCCGATGAGTATCCAGATTATGAAGCTCCTGTCATCGACGATGGTAAATATCAGGGAGTGATTGGACAAGGTGGACTGATGTTGTGTCGCATACCTGAAGAGACAGCGCATGAGAGAAACGAGTATTACGGGGGCCGAACCCGCGAACAAATGACTGCTGTGGATCAGGACTTGATGAAGGAACAACATCCTTCAATGCCTATTACGAATAATAGGCAAAGTCGTGTAACCTTCGGGGGATCCAAAAGAGACTCCGATTAACATAAAGGATTGCTACTATGGCAAACTCAAACGGTGCATTCGGACTTCGTCCGATTGGAGTAGTCGGTCAGGCTGCTAACACCACGGGTGCGACCGAGTATCGTATAGCAGCCGGAAATACAAACACGATCTTTCAAGGCTCACCTGTCATCCCGCTATCAACTGGTTTCATTGATAAAGTTGGCGCGGCTGCGGGTGGCACTGTAGGTCTTGTAGGTGTTTTCTGGGGCTGTGAATACGTTTCGTCCACCACTGGTGAAAAAATATTTTCTAACAACTGGCCTGGTTCTGGCGCGGATACTAATCATCCCGTCAAAGCTTTTGTGTATGACAACCCATTGCAATCATTTGTCATCTGTTCAGATGCTTCATTAACAAGCGAAGCAACTGCTAGAGGACATGTGTTCGCAAACGCAAACTTTGCAGACGGTGCAGCCGGATCTTCTACGACTGGCATATCTTCAGCAAAATTGGCTGTTAGCACAATTAACACCACTGCAAATTTAAATCTCAGAATCATGGGTTATCAAGATGACCCTGAAAACTCCGATTTTACCGCAGCGGGTATCCCTGTAATTGTTCGTTTAAACAACTCCTTCAATTCACCAAATGGTGCTATTGCAGGCGGTACTGTTTCAACGACTGGCGTATAAGGAGACTGACTTATGGCTATATCTCGCGCACAACTAGCGAAAGAGTTGGAACCAGGTCTCAACGCCTTGTTT